CTCAACTCCGTTTACGTTTGCCATTGGTCCGCTTGCGGGTGGGCTGTGGCTCTTCTGATTCAAGCAACGAGAGCTGCATAGTCTCGTCAGTCAGATCCAGATCCTTGTCTAGCTTGACTCCAGCATCAGCAGCGATTTGCTGCTCACGAGCAAGCTCAGCAACGTTGTCATCGAAATCACCGCCTGAGTAGGCGATGACTTGCTGTTTTGTCATGTAGCCAGCCTGCTCGGCCTCGCGATAAGCCTTTACCTCCTTAAGTGGATCAACCCAGCTCCAACCACGAGGCATCCAGCGTGGCGACAAATAACGCTCAGGACGCAACTCAAAATCAGGAAAATCGCAGTATCCGCTAAGGACTGCAAGGTTTAACCACTCCCGAAAGACACGCATGTGCATGTTGTCGATCAAATACTTCTGAACAACACGCCAGTGCTCACGATCTTCCAGTAGTGACAATCTCGAGCTGCTGTAATTGGTGTCGCTGAAGTCGCGAGACAACGTTTCGTATGAACAACCGAAGCCTGACGCAAAACGTCTGACCTTGTTTTTGACAAACATTTCAAACTGCTGATCTGGCGAATCGATATCAGGAACTGAGACAGATTCACCAGGGCTGAGGTACTTAAATGTGCCTGGCTCAAATTCACTTATTCTTTGATTATTTTGCACGTCATCTGCAATTAGCTCTCCATCGTTATTTGTAATAAATCCCATAATGCTTGCACCTGCTCTAGCGCGGATTACCGCTGCTTCTTCATATCCTTGGAGCTGATGTGCATCCGCCATCACGCTGTGAAACCAAGGCACACCCCTGTTCTGGCCTGGTCTTTCTGGCATAAACAGATGAATAACATCATCTGCTGGCAATAAAACATGCTTTCGCTCTGGTGCTGGCGACCCCTGCATAAATGTGTCGCCAGGGTGACGAGTGAGAATCGCATATCGAACAGGGCGACCCCATTCGTCAACCTCCACACCGTTGCGCCATTCGTTGCCTTTCTTTTGCAAATTCCCGTTATACGACTCGTCTAACAAGTCGCTTTCAATCATCTGCAAAGCCAAAGGCACTTTTGACTCGCCAAAAGCTCGGCGTACAATCCGAAAAATTGCTTCACCTGACTCACACATAGCTCCAGTCGCAAGCCATTCAAAATCATGAAAGCTATATCGACCAGAGCAGTCACAAGCATTCGCACGAGTCCAGTAGGACCATTTAGCTTCAATCTCGTTATTAATACGATTATCTCTTTTGTTTCCACGGAGCTGTAGCACCTGCGATTGCAGCTTGATGCCAGTGCCGATCACATTAATCTGTGTTGTCCGCTTGGCCTGTCGCGCATACGGATTGTTCCGCACCATCTCACGGGAACGATCCCGTAGCCTCCGCAGATTGCCCTTGATCTCTGCATCAGCACTGGCTTGGGTTGACATCCAGTCAGATGTCAGACGAGACACCATCGCGCCCGCATAACTGCGACGAATCAACTGTGGATTAGGTTTCCCGAAACCTAAAAAATTCATGATTCGTGTACGGATTCCCATGATCAGTTGAACCTCACAAACATGTTGCGTGGGTTGCCAAGCCCATTAGCCATAAGATCAGCTTGTTGCTCACGTTTGACTTCAGCCTTCAATCGACCTTCAAGCTGAATCAACTCAGCAAGATCGTATCGCTTGAGATTGCGATTTCCAATCTTGTATTCCTGAACTGCTCCACCCGCCAGCAGCGTTCGTATTGCCTTTTGAACAGCGTCTAGATCTTTCTTGGCCTGGCTTCTGCCATCAAAAGCTAAAGGGTTGCCAGAGTATTCAAGAGTAGGAGAAACCTCAAGTTGTCCTAAGCCAAGCGTGATCTTCTCTGAGCCTTTTTCGGCAATCGCTTGGAAATACCACGTTCCGCTATCAAAAAGCGCTGAATCTGTAGCTGTAATCGTGAATTCCCATCCGCTCAAGTAAGCAGACCCAGTCGAAATGTGACCCTCAGTGGCCTTGTCTGTTCTCAAAAAATACTTCAAAGACCAGGCAGCACTGCTGATCTCATTGCCGAAAACATCCGTCGTGGGATCGTCTCTCCACTTGACGGTGTCACCAGCCCGAAACTTGGTTGGGATGTTCACAGGGACTACCAGTTTTGGACGAAATTGCGGCGATTAGGCCGTTTTTGTTGCTTTGATCCTAGCTGAGACGCCTTATTAGGCTCATTACGGCGCTCAAACTGTTCCCAAATGCTTCGGCGGTCATATTTCTGGTAAAGCCGGTGCAATGCGGCGTATGCATAGACCATTTCGTCTAACGCCTCATTCGGACTTTGGCTTTTCTTGACCCAAACTCGCTCTGGGAAGCCATTTCGATATCTGAGCAACTGACGCTCGGCTGTCAGCTCCGCGAAGTAGTCAGGACCAACCGTTGGATAGAAATGAAGGTATCCAGGACCTGGATCATTGTGTTTCAACCGCCCAAACAACAGTGACTTCACACCGTCAACACCAACAGGGAACAATTGAGCGCCATTTTTCATTGCTCGACCCTTGAAGTTGATATCAACCTTGCTCGGCTTGCCGAGCGGCGGTTTGCCTTTGACGTTCATGCCTTTAATTGCAATCACGCCCATCGCGGCACGCTCTCGCGAATAGCCATACACCTCTTGAGTGTGGTGGCCACCAGAGTCAATACAACAAACCTCGATATTTAACTTGCGACCGTCCTCTGTCTCATAAGGATTTTGCAGCACCTCGTCTAACTGCTTCCAGACTTCCGGCCTGGACGGTGATCCATGAAGAACAATTCGATCCACTAAATACATCTCTTCATCTCTACCGATTCCCCAAACAGACATCGAGAGCCTGTCATCTTGACAGTCGCAACCACACGTCAGCAACAACACTTCAGCTGGTGGTGACCCTTGTTTGTACGTTTCCTCAGCAGCACGCTGCATCAGTGAATCGCCGCTGACCTTGCTGGCGTACTCGTCCTCCCAGACTTCTCCGAGAATAGTGTTCACAAACGTCTTCAGTTGCTCAGCGTCATGCTTCGCCTCTAAAAATTCCTCGACAAGATTTGACCACGCAGCGTTAGGGCTGTAGCTGTACGCCGCCCAAATGTGAAAACCGACGTGCTTCCCATTGCCTGGCTTCGTCTCGCGCCACTCGCCGCGCTCAACCATCCAACGCTTTTTAGCATGCGAAATGTGCTCATTACACTTCTCGCACTCGTAACAAGCAGTCGACGCATCATCGTCAAACCACTTGATCTGCGCCCATCGCAGATACTGCATATGACCACAGTGTGGGCATGGTACATAAAATCTTTGGGCATTTGACTGCTCATACATTCGCTGGATCCGACTAAAGTCTTTGACCGTCGGTGTAGAGCCAGAGACAATCTTGCGGTTCCAGTAGTACTCAGTACGCCTGATGCCCAGCTTGATCTGGTCACCCTCAGATCCAGCTGACGGCGGATAACCATCGACCTCATCAAACAGCACAATCCGCCTGCTCACACGCCGGAAGCCACGCGGTGAGTTAGCGCCAACCAAACTCAATGTCCCGCCTGGGAACTGCTTTTGCAGAATCGTGTTTGCACCATCCTTCGCCTTGGCCTCACTCACCAACCCTTTCAACACTGGTGTATCACGCAGCATCGGCGCGATCTCTTCTTTTGAATATCCCTGTGCATCCTCAATCGTCGGCTGCACCAACATGATTGGTGCTGGATCTTGGTGAATGTGATATCCAATCACATGGTTCAAAATCTTCGAGTAGCCAACCCTGGCTGACTTCATCACCGTCACCTGCTCAACAGCAGGGTCAGTGATCGCATCCATCATTCCCTTCTGATACGGCAGCGTTCTCCACCGGCCACCCTCCGCGCTCGACTCTGCGCTCAGAAACGCATTCTCATCAGCCCACTCACTGAGCGTCAGCTTCTTTGGTGGCTTAAACGCCAGAAATGCTTTTTTCTCCAGCAGATCGATGTTGCTCATTCTTCTGACTCCCCAGACAGATCTTCAAGCGTTTCGCGAACGATATCCTCCAGCACCTTCATAGCCGCAGCATCTAAATCAGGAATACGTTGCTTGGCTTTGCTTGGGATACCCAGCATTTTGCCCCTAGCCAACGTGACAATCTCGACCCACTTTGCCTCGACTTCCTCAGCTGGCACCAGCTTGCCTTCTTTTTGCTGCCGGTCAATCTCGAGCAGCTCAGCCTTCAGATGCTCTGTTCTTGCTCTGCTCTCGTCGTAGTCAGGGATGTACTCCTTCGTGCGACTCATTCGCGGCTCAGGATTGGTCACTTTGTTCACGACGCTTGCCGAAACAGGTCGCTGAGTTTTCTTATTCCACTCCTCAACCAAGGTGTGAGCATCAACCATCGGCACACCTTTTTGGTCTGGGTAGACCCTCAACCTTCCTTTTTTAATCGCGCCATATACCGCTTCCTTAGTGACTCCTAAGAGCTTCGCGGCTTCAACTCGCGTGATTAGCTGCATACGGCAAAAACTAGTGATACAATCGCCCGCTTTGTCTGTTAGCGGACTTGTTTGCATATTTTATACACTTAGCGAACAAAGTTTGCGCACTAATGCCTAGCAAAATCGTGCGGTCTGAAACACCT